AGCACGCTTCAACCCTTTACGTGCGGCATCGGCCAGTGCTTCAATTTTGGCGGACCTTCCCTCAACGTCGTCGACGTCATAGTCGGCCGATGACGGTACTTCTCGGCCAGCACCCAGAATTCGTTGGCGGACTTCAATAATTGCCGCACTGAGAAGCTGAAGCTGAAGCAAGTCCGCATCGGCTTCCGACATGGTCGGTGAAGCAGTGCCAAATACTGCGGACTTCACCGCCGACAAACAGAAGATGACGTGATCGGCCGATGCTTCAACATCGGTCCTAAACCCGATACGCATGAGCTCCTGCGTCATAGAGGCTTTATCTGCTTCAGTGCTAAGCGCCTTTCGGGCAGCTAGAACGGCATCGGCGAATTCTGCCGTCACGCCCAGTGTGTCGTTGTCGACCATGTCAACGAGGATCTGTGCGGTCTCTGCGATGTTGAAAGTCATTGTGAGGTTCCTTCGGGGTTTGTTTCGGTCGACCCAGTGTGGGCCGACCGCCATCATCGCACCCCTTCATAAGGGAAGCACCGACCAGGGCGGATTAGGGCGGATTGAAGCGAATTCCGACACGTAAACGACACCGCATTAGGGGCGCTTGAGCGCAGTTAGACGCATCGAGCGCTGTTTGAGGGCCCTAATGTTTCGGTTTCGTGACGTTATTGGGCACCCTTCTTCACATAGCACCTAATTACGCTTACTTACTGTCGTTTCCGGAGCCGGCTATAGCGTAAAGTCCCCGTTATGTGGTCAATACGTGCTGCTATGTGGCATGGAGCGGGGCTGCTATGTGCCCAATACGTGCCCACTATGTGGTCAATGGGGGCTGCTATGTGGCATGGAGTCAGAGCACATAGCGTCGAGCTATGCGAAGAAGAACGGCCACTATGGCACTAGGTCGATGCCCACTATGGCACCCCTATCGGACCCCTATCGCACCAATACGATGCCCACTATGTGGTGTGACTCGATGTGCTATGTGCTCTGCTATGTGCTCTGCCGGCTAGCCACTATGTGGTCAGTACTGGCTAGCTATGTGCTCTGCACGTTCAACCAATAGCACGCTGTGTGCTCTGTGTGTTCTGCTCTGTGTGCTCTGTGTCGGCAGACTGTGTGCTCTGTGTGTTGACCACATAGTCCGGCCGGCGTGTGGCTATGCGATCAATACGTTGGACCACATTGACCACATAGCAGAGCTTGTGCACCTAGATCGACAGCACCGTACTAGGGGCATAAGACTGGGTAAGGTAGTATGAACTAGGGTTGTGTATTACTTATTACTGTGTGTTGTTCTGTGTAGTTGTGTATTGTTATCTATTGTTATCTATTAATTTGTGTATCACATAGTTGTGTATTGCCCACTATGTGCAAATGGTCAGAGCGTTGTGCACCTAGATGCACAGTGCCGCTATGTGGTCAAATAGCCATTGATCTCATAGGCGCTGTGCTAGTTGCACTTACGCACTAAATAACATATTTATACCGGTTTTAGATGGTTTAGCGGACACTTACTATCACATCATCTCAACTACGCAGAACTGCGCTTATCTACCTCTGCTGGCGATAACTGACGTTATCGACACTTGTTTCACATCTCGGCTAACTACGTTAGTTTACCCTTAACCGCGCCTACGGCGGCTAATGATCGAACGGGTGTTCGTTAAATCCGGGCCGGGGGGTCGGCGCCGGCGCCTCTCTGTACACCTGGCGTATGTCTCATTTTTTTTTTGGGTCTCGATCTGGGGTTGAGGGTGGTGGTGGCGGTGGGAGGGGGGGGCTTTTTTTTTGAGTTGATTTTGGGCTGCCAGGAGGGGGTGGGTCTGTTTTTTTTTTGGTCAAATTCTCGGTTGATTCTCATGATTTCTGGTCTGATTCGTGGGATTTGTCGGTTCAAAGAGAGTCTTTCCTGTATTCATGCTCTTTGTGGTCTTTCTGTGGACGGCCACGAGAGTGGGTCAAATGAGTTCAACAATTGGTTCAACAATTCAGTTCAACAAGTCGAATCGTTCAACAACTCCGACTTGTTGAACTTGTTGAACTTGTTGAACTGAATTGTTGAACTCATTCAGTTGATCTACTACAAGCCATCAACCAGCAGCCAAAATCCGCTTAAACAGTGGGTTCCCTAGTAGTAAGTAGTAGTAGTTGTAGTAGTAGTACTAGTTGTTGAACTTGTTGAACTCCGTTTTACGGAGCCCCTATGGCTGTTCCACTACGTTCATGCTCATTCCTACTTATCAAGTGTGTCCGACAACGTGGGACAACAAAATGAAGTTCAACAAGTTCAACAATTCGAACCGCCTCTGATTTCATGCTTATTTGGTTGGTGTAGTTGATCTTCTACATCAGCCTCGACAATCCTGTTCTTACCTGCTTCTTTGGTCGCTCTCTCATGGCTGTCAACGGCAGCCAGAAACTGGTACGTTTGCCGTTCATGGACGACCCCGAGTCGATGGCTGAAATGCTTCATGCCCGCTATGAAACGCTGGCTCCGTTCTTCAGTTACGAGACACCGAACCAAGATGAGTCAGAAGATTCTGAGTATTCTGAGTATTCTGAGTATTCTGAGTATTCTGAGTATTCAGCGCCGGCGATAACTCCTTGGTGCTTGGTCGCCGACAGAGATCGGAATCTCATGATTGAGGTCTGCAAGCCGTTCGCCTATGAGCTGAAGAAGCTCCGCGAGCACAGTGCGGCGTTGGAGCGGGAGATCATCCGTCAGGCAAACCTGGCCAAGACGCAATTCAGGTCGCTGTGACTGGCGACGGCGACCCGGACCGGTGGAGGATGACCACTGACCCGTTCACGCCGCCCCAGTCCCTTGACGAGGCGCTTGCGGTGATCCATCTTGATGCCTATGTGATTCGGAGCCTTCCGATGCGGTGGCTGATGTTTCGCAAGGCAGTGCGGTGGTCGTTCGAGTCGCACCAGCACTACGAGGTGCCTGAACTCGCCTTCAGGCTTCTTCCGTTCGGTGCCAGTATGATAAAGGCCCTGGCGAGCGGGGATAGGGGGTGCGAGCGCAGATAGGCTGTGATAGGCTGCCCGCATGAAACAGAAGAGTGAATACACTTGCGACGGGTGTTGGTACAAGGAGAAGGAGATCGCCCGCCTGAACTTGCACGTTGGTGCATCGCGGCGCAGCTTCCTGGCGGCTGAAAGCAAGCTTGCGGAGCTTCGGTACCGATTCGACATCTTGCAGTCCACTCGGGAAGGCACCCGGAGTTGGCTGGCCAACAAGGTCGAATCCCAACGCAAAGAGATCAAGCGGCTCATCGAGCTGCAAACCGCCGACGAGTCGCCGAAACCCGAAGCGATCGAGTATGAGTAGCCGTCGTAGCGGTAGCGGTAGCGGTATAGCGGTAGCGGTGTCAGTGTCAGCGCGGTGCTGGTCCGGTGGTGGTGCTTCCTCGGGTTCGGTTTGCTGCTGGCGTTCTACACCATCGAGTTGATGGCGGTGGCCGCATGACCCCCACGCCCAGATCGAGCGGTTGCGTGCCCCCTGGCCGAGATCAGCAGGGGGACCTCGCTCCACGGCTTCAACGGCGAGGTCGAGAAACTGAACGACATCATCGCTGACCTCCAGATTGTCAGGGACTGGATGACACTCGAACCCGAGGAGCTGTGATGCCGCGCAACCCGAGCGGTACGACCTCCACCCAAAGGAAGGAAGATGACGACATGAACATCACATACATCAACAAGTCCTTCAGCCCGACAGCAGCACAGATCGCTCTTGCAGGAGTTGCATGGGAGCACAAGGGATGTTTCGGAAACATCCATGTCGTTGCGTTCATTCGCTCCGAAGATCCATCCATCTCGCCCCCTGAGGCTCGCAGCCTCGTCCGCCTGGTGGACCCAACTAACTACTGATCCGAGCCAAGAGGGGAGCAGAAGCATGAACGACGATTTAGTACAGCGGTTGCGTGACCCACGACAGAGGCGCACAACACTTCACCATGACGCAGCCGACGAGATAGATGCCAAGGACGCCCAGATCGCTCGGCTCCGAGCAGCGAACCAGGAGTGGCTCGAAAAGTGGGAGCAAGCTGAATGCGAGTTCTGCGGCACATCCCGGAACGGGGTGCGGTGATGACGCTGGTCCGGTGGTGGTGCTTCCTCGGGTTCGGTTTGCTGCTGGCGTTCTACACCATCGAGTTGATGGCGGTGGCCACATGAACGGCTTCAAGTCACCCAACGTTGGCTGGCACCACCAGAGCAGGGACCGGGGGAAATGGGCCGAGGCCAGCATCGCTGGCGGCGTCGATTCCAGCTGTTTGGTTCCCGGCTCGGCCGACGACCCTGGCAGGCGCTGGAAGCAATCATCAGCGAGGTCTCGATCGTCCGGGACTGACTCGCAAACAACGAACAAACAAACCAAGGAGAAACACCATGAAGCTCAGTGGTTGGATCATTGCCATCGTTTCGATCGGGTGGGTACTCGACTACACGGCGACAGCGATCTTCGGTGAAGCGGGCGGCGAGTGGGCGCTCACCTTCTTGTGGCTGTTCCTCATCATCGGCACGATCTGGTTGCTCTGGTCGATGTCGTACGGATGACGACGGCGGCTCAGTGGGAGATCGACAAACGCGACATCGGGCATTGGTGCAAAGTCACTGACGCCTATCGCCCCGTCGGCTGGTGCGGTAAATGCTGGGAACGCTGGCCGTGCGAGACGGCCCGAAACTTCAAGGAATAGGAACCATGACACTCAGCTCAGAAGAGATCGCCGCCGAGATCCGATACCTGGCCAGCCCTTTGTCCGGGTTTACATTCACTCAACGCATGGACGAGTTCCGCAAGCTCGCCGACCGGATCAAACCGCCAGCACCCTGCACCATCGACCAGGTCGAAGGCTGGGAGGTGCAATGGTTCAGGCGTGGCGCAATGGCTCTTGCACCTGGCGATGCCTGGTCGTGGCAATGGTGCTGCCAGTGGGTGAACCCGCAAGGCGTCCTCGTCGATGGTGTGGTGCATCCGTGGCCTGAACGCCCGGTCGAGAAACGCACGGGGGCCGACCAATGACGGCCTGTGAGAGGTGCTGGCAAGAGGCTTTCACGATTAACTGGCTCGCAAAATGAACAAACTGGCTCGCAAAATGAACAAAGGAAGAGAACCAATGAGCCCAGAGGAGATGTTGCAGCGGGCAGAAACCCTTGCCCAGCATTGGATGAGCGAAACACTGAAGGGCGACATCGAGATCGAACGACTCAAAGCAGAGAACGGCCGAGAAGTCTATGCGCTCGAAGCCGAGATCGAACGGCTCACCGCAGCGAACGGCCGGGACGTCGATGAGCTGTACTCGGAAGTCGTTGCGCTCGAAGCCGAGGTCAAGCGGATCACCGCAGCGAACCAGGCGTGGCTGGACAAATGGGAACAACTTGAATGCGAATGGTGCGGCACATCAAACAGGATGAGGGATGGCGATCAATGAGCCACGAACTGTCGATTGTCGAAGCAGCCCACTACGTTCTCGGCCACGGAGGGCACGAAGGTCAGTTCCGACGACCGGGTTCGTTCTACGCAGCACTCACGGACGCCTGCTTCAAGGCCGACAATGACAACCTCGACCGCCTTGGGCTCTCGTTCCCGATGGTGGCGCTGGCCGTGTACCTGTACAAAAACGAGGAGGGTGGAGCGGACATGCTTGCTCGCCTTATCGAAGAGGAAGGGGCGACCTGACGCTCCTGGTGATTTAGTCTTCCATGATGGAAGACCCGTACGTGAGGTTTGCCAGGCTTGCCCGTGTGATCGACGGCGACACCGTCGACATGTGCGTTGACCTCGGCTGGGGCTTGACGCAGAAGGTCCGATTCCGGTTGCTGGGTGTAGACACCCCTGAACTCCGGTCTTCGGACCCCGTCGAGCGGGAAGCGGCCCGCGCAGCGGCCCAGTTCACACTGGACACCCTCGACGGCTGGTCCCACCTGGCGACAGACGCGCATCCCCTGTGGGTGGAGTCCCGCAAGACCGGCAAATACGGCCGGTGGTTGGCGCGCATTGGAACTCGTGACGCCCAAGTGGAGGGCGACTTGAACGATCTTCTGCTGGCCGAAGGGCACGGCAAGCCCTACGTTCCCAGAAGGTGAACCGATCAATCTGCATCGCGCATCGCGGAGAGTTTCGAGCCCCGACTTTTTGTTTTGACCGCGCTTTTCGCATCTCAAGACACCTCACGCAAGGAGCCCGCAGTGTCGGAATGGTGGAATGAAGATCATGACTTCGACGAGGTCGTAGAGAACTTCGACTACGACGAAGAAGTTCCGAACCCCGAGCACGCCAGCGATGACCTGTCTGAAGGTCTTTTGGTCGAGTGGGTTGGAGGTAAGGTCTTCGTGGGCGGCTGGTTCGCCCCGAAGACAGCCCACAGGATCGAGGCCCTCGTGTTGACAGTTTCATCCCTGCGGGACATCGCCAATTGCACTCTGAACACGTTCAAAGCTCAGTGGCGGCTGCACAAAAACGGCCAGCACCAAGAAGAAGAACTTTACGAGTCTTCAAAAAGGGCTCTTGGCAGGCTGACCCTGGTCTCCAGCGCAACCACCAACGATGAGCGGATTCTTGGGTACGGCTCAATCAAGGAAGAAGAGGATGATTACATCCTCGCCGTCGCTTCCCAGATTCAAGTCGCCACCGCGGTGCTGATGTTTGTTCGAGACAAGTGCGGTACTGAAGCCGTCAATGAGGCATTGTTCCGAACCGGCGCGTCCTTGGTGACCCTTGCCGAGGAGCTTTAATCGTAGACGTGGGCTGATTGACGAGATCGACTGTGCTGAGGACACTCAGCGCTTTGCATCACATCACTTGAACAAGGAGAAACATCATGAGCAACAAAGTCACGAATCTTTGGGGTCGCGAACCAGCTTTGATCCTCGGTGCGATCACTGCTGTCGCAGCGGTGATGATTTCCGCCCTCGCCGGAGATCTCGACGACGGTCTGATCATGGCCGCCGTCGCAGCCGTGTTGGCGGTGGTGACCCGGACGCAGGTGTCGCCAGCGACTGACGAAGTAAGCTAGTCCCAACTCCGAGAAGCTGAACGTCATCTCGAAGTCCAACGTACAGCTATACAATCAATCAACCTGGACTATTCCGGCTTAAACAAACTCCGGCCGGGGTGGTCCAGGCTCGCATCTCAACCCGGAGACCACCTTGGCCGCTGAATATGACATTGACGTGGTGATCGGGGACTCGTGGCCGCCTGGCCCCTTTGCCGAATTCTTGCTCGTCATTCGAGAATCCGAAAACGGCGACACCTTCACCCCGGTCAACCTCACCGGCACGATCGTTACCCAGTCGATCCTGCACAAAGGTGCAGCCCCAGCGGGCGCACCGGTCTTGTCGCTGGACATCAAAAACCAGACCACCAGCACGGGAGAGATCGGCATTCGACTGAACGCCACCGAGTCGGCAAAGCTGGAGAATCTGACGTATCACTGGAGTCTGAAAATCAGATTCGACGCCGAAAACATCCTCACGCCGATCATGGGACTGATTCGCACAACGGGCCTGTCCTGATGGCTGACTACGAGATCAACCTTCTGGCTACGACGACGGAATTCGTCGACCTTCTCGGATCGCTCGACTATCAGATCAATCTGGAATACGGTTTCCAGGCCAGCACCAACACTGGCAACGCTCGCAACAGCTTCGTTTTTGATCAGCCGACTCCAGCCACTACGTGGACCGTCGTTCACACCCTCGGGTTTCGTCCGAACGTGACGGTGGTCAGCCCGGCAGGCATCGAGTTCTTCCCAAGCGTCGAATTTGTGTCGGACACTCAAATCCTCATTCGTGTGGGCGCCACCGCTCTCGCCGGATTCGTCTATCTGTCGTAGGAGACAAAGCCCATGGCAACGCCACAATTCCCCGCAGGCATCGACCTTCTGAAAGCGTCGATCATCAACGCTGTCGCCCATCCGGTTGGGTCCGATCCGACGACGCCGGCGAACGGGCAGTTCTGGTACCGGACCGACACGAACCGACTCATGGTGCGCCAGGCCGGTGTCAACCAAACGGTGGCGATCCTCGACGACGTCACCGCCGGCTCGATCACCGGGGCACTCTGGAACGCTCAGTCCGTTGTTGTCGCCGTCACCGACGACACTCCGATCGCTCAAGTCATCGGCGAGGGCCAGATGCTTGGCCGGGCCACCGGAGGCGACGTCACGGCGTTGACGGCAGCACAGATCCGAACGCTGATCAACGTGACGTCGGGTGCCGACGTCACCAACACGGCCACCGTGACCGCCGCTGGCGCCCTCATGGACTCTGAGGTCGACGACGACATCAAGACGCTTGTGCTGCCCGCTGCGACGACGATCAGCGCGTTTGGTGCGTCCCTCATCGACGACGCCGCATCGACCAACGCTCGGACGACGCTCGGTCTCGTCATCGGCACAAACGTCCAGGCTTACTCGGCAATTCTGAACGCAACGACGGCCTCGTTCACGACAGCGCTGAACACGAAGCTGACCAACATCGAAACGGCTGCGGAAGTCAACGACACCGCAGCGGAGATCCTCGCCAAGCTGATCACGGTCGACGGTGCTGCCTCCGGCCTCGACGCCGACACGCTGGACGGCGCCCAGGGTTCGGCCTACGCGCTCCGAACCTACGTCGACACCGAAGTCTCGGGTGCCATCACGGCGCTCGTCGGCGGAGCGCCAGGAGCGCTGGACACACTCAACGAACTCGCCGCTGCCATCAACGACGACGCCTCGTTCACCTCGACGGTCACGACCGCTCTCGGTTTGCGTACCCGGAAGTACTCGGCGTCGATCGGCAACGGGTCGGCGACAGCGATCGCTGCGTCTCATGGTCTGGCGACGACGACCGTCATCGCCCAATGTTTCCGCACGTCGAACGACTCGCAGGTCTTCCCTGATGTGGTGATCACCTCGGCGTCGGCGGTGACGTTCACGTTCGGAGTTGCTCCGACCACCGACGAGTTCTACGTCGTCATCGTCGGCTGATGGCTGCCCTCGAGTACGTCGGCACGGCAATCGAAATCGGGGCTTCGGCGCAGGCGGGTGGCGCAGACGTGCCGGCGCTCGTGCAGCAAGACGCCACCGACGTCGGCCGGACCGTGTTCATCCAGTTCACCGGCGACAGTGCGCCGACCGGCATGGTCCGAGGCGACATCCTGATTCGGCAGGCCTGATGGCGACAATCCCAGGCGACATCGCCGCCCTCACTCTCGTCGTCACCGGCCGGGACATCCTTGCGTCGTGGGAAGCACCGGACGACGGCGGATCGCCGATCGACAACTACCGCATTTGGATCGAGGAGGACGGCACCGGCATTTGGTTGCCGGTCGACAAAGGCACGGCCCTGTCGCACACCTTCGCCGGCTTGTACGGGTCGACGAAATACAACTTTACGATGCGGGCCGAGAACGCAATCGGCGAATCGGCAAACGCAACGTCGGCGTCGGCGACGACCGCTGTCGCACCCGATTTCAGGGTCCAGCGCGGGATCACCGTCGTGTCGGCAAACGGCGAAACAACGACGCTTGCCTCGCCTGTGGCCAGCCTCAATCGGGCGTTCGTTCGGATGTCGAACAACCGGCACACCGGCGCTTCGACCACGGCCAGTACCACCAACGGCGACGACCTGTCGGTCGCAGGGTATTTGTCGGCGGTCGACACGATCACCTGGATCCGGCCGACGACGACTCCCGACATCACCCAGTCGGTGTATTGGGAGGTCGTCGAATACGTCGGTCGGCCGGGAGCCCCGAACGAGTTCATCGTCCGGGACCGGTCCGACGTGGATGTTACTTCTCAGCTCACGAACACCACGATCAGCGGAGTCGTGAACGCCGACCGGTGCGTCCCGTTCATCACTGGTTACATCACCGACGATTTGACGGCCGGGGCGAACGGGCTCGCGTCCATCGCCTATCTGACGTCGGCCACGAATCTGCGATGCGAGAACGGTCGGACCAGCGGCTCTGTAGCAAATCGTTTGCATGTGACAACGGTCGAGTTCGTCGGCTCAGCCTGGTCGGTGGGCCACGGCCGGGTCACCGGCCAAACCGGCGACACCGGAACGATTCCGCTCGTCACCGGATCCGACGGTGTCGCCGGAACCTCGTTCGACGTCGTCGACTGGGCGACAGCTGAAATCACCTCGTGGGGTCACAAAGGCGACGAAGCAAACGAAGCGATCGCCGACCATTTCCCGAAGCTGTCGCCCGGTTCGACGACCGCTGTCGACTGGGAGTTCCACACCGAACACGACGGGACCGACGACGACCATGTCGTGCACGTTCTGAAGCACGCCGACCTGGCGGTCTCCCGGTTCACGATCAGACACAACGACCTTGGCGAAGCGACGATCAACGTGACCGATGCGGCGCTGACCGACATGACGCTGTCGTCGCTCCTGATCACGGGGGGGTCGTCGGGATCCGGTACCGCCTATGCCCGTGGTTGGCGGTCGGTTCGGCTGCACTCGCTGACCCAAGCTTTTTCTTATTCCGGGCGAAATGGCAATACCTGCTCCTGGGAAATCCAGGCGATCAACTACGACTCGATCCTGTCGAGCCTTGTGCCGGAAGTGACGAACGCTCTGGTTTACGACGGCTCGCAGTGGGTCGCTGCGGACTTCCTGATCTACGACGGCTCGCAGTGGGTGGCGGCCGAGGTTGTGCCGACCGCCTAGAAACCCCTTCTCGCGGCTCTGTCGCGCTTCTCGCGATCCCGACGCACGGCCTCCAGGGACACCTTGACAGCCTCGCCGATCATGGCGAGGGTGAACAGCAGCAAGATCAGAAGTACGAAGCCCATAGGGCCTACTGTATCTCGTTTATTCGTCTTCAAGGTCAGGTACGTCAGATTCTATCAATCCGTACCCGGTCGGATCAGCAAGCATGTAGCGCTTCGCTGGCGGACGACCAATCCTCTTCGCCTCGCGCTTGTCTGGTGGCGCTTCAACGACTCTCCCGCGCCTGATCAGAGCGTCGAAGGTTTGGTCAAAGAGGTCGCGGTCCTTCTTCTTTCCGACCGGCAGGCGGTTGTGGACTTTTGTCTGGGTGGCAAACTCGCCGTGGTATCCCGGCCACCACCCCACCATCTTCTCGATGTGGGCGATGAGTTGATTGACGTTGCTGACACTGGCTTCGCTGTCGACCATCTTCGTTGTGGGCATCAGGAACTCGACCAGCTTGCGCGCTTGATCGAGTGTGTGCACGCCCATGCTGGGGTCTTCGCAGTTGACGGCCAGCAGAAGTGCCAGCTTCAGGAAGTGGTTCTGGAGGCGTGCGAACAGTTCGCCCTCCTTCGCCTTCGCTTGGAGCCACAACAGGTGGTCGTCAACGGCGACGGTTGCGTGAATGTCCAGGTACATCATCGGCTTGGATTCTGACCAGGCTCGTGTGTTGTTGAGATCTCGAGCGAGGCTGCCGAAGTTGACAGGGGTGAGTTCAGCGAAGGGGATGTACGGCTTCGGCGTTCCTTTGACGTACATGAACCGGTTGGTGAAACCGGAGGCGACGTCGTTGGACCCCAAGATGGACGACATCGCTTCGGGCTGAGCGCCCACCGAGAGGTTGTAGAACGGATCGACTGCGAGACTGTCTCCGTGTCCACGACTGGAAACCGCCGAGGTGTGCCCGTCGTACATGCTGATGAGCACTTCGCGAAGCGTGCTTCCCCTGCGTGTCGATGCGGTCATGAGTTCAGCCAGTTCGTCCATCGACGCCCAGCCGTTCACCGACTGCGGTTCGGCTGCGCCGGGCGGAAGCCAAGACATGAGGTCGACCAATGCTTCGCCGGAACCGGGCCGGCTGAGGTGCTTCACGCCCTTTGTGGTCGGGTCTTCCGGGTCAAACTTCAGGGAGCTGACCTCCCTGACAAGCTTCTTGGCGAGGTTGATCGCTCGCGACTTGCCGCTGCCCGTGTCGCCCATGTAGGCGACGAATGAATTGGTGCGAACTTCGGTTTCGCCCCACTGGAATCGCACCCGCTGGCCGACGGCAGCCGACAGCATCTGAAAGCCGAGGAACAGGCGGAACTCGTCGGGGATGGTGGTGTTGTCGGTGGCCACCATCCATTTGTGCAGGAAGGTGTCCTCGGGGGCGTAGTCCTTCCAGTCAAGCTCGTATTCGGGATACACCTCGTCGTATTCGGGGTCGACCACGCCGAACACCTCGGCAATCATCGTCTCGCCCAATTCGGCCAGCTCGAGGCGGACGGTGGTCTTCATTTCTTCAACGTCGTAGCCCAGGTCGACCAGGCAAACTTCGATCAGCTCTGGGAATGATCGGCCTTTTTTGTAGCCGGGGATTGGGTACCCGAATCTGATCGCGGCGAGGTCCATGATGTCGCCACCTTCAGCGCAAGCCCCGCAGTAGTAAACGTTCTTCTCGCTGTTGAGCCAAGCGCTTGGAATCTTGTCAGGGTGATCAGGCTTCGGACACGAGACCATGATGGACTCTGTCCGTGCTCCGTCAGACGGGTCCGATTTTCCACACCAGCGGCGATACGCCTCGACGATTCCAAGGTCCGAGATGATTTCAAGGCCGCCCTCCAGAACCTTCCGCTCCTCCATCCCCACGTCGGGAATGAACTGGTCCCACCTTCCCTCTTCGATCACAGAACACTCCTTGAAGTCAGGGAACCGGACGCCAGCGCAAGGGCTGGGTCGACGGGAATCAGCTCGGTGATCGGGGCACCGGGGTCGTAAAAGAAGCTCTCACGGCCCGTCTTTTGGTTCACCCCCAACGGAAGCCGAAGAAGGTTTCCAAAGCCATCACTTCCGATCTTTGATTGCTTCGGGAAAACCTCGACCGTCATCGACGGAAAGCTGCACGCCTTGTAGAAGTTCTTGCCTTTGACGGCCTCGAACACCTCGCCGCCGCCCCAGGACTTGAGGATGATCTGACCCAGTGATCTAGCGGTGTTTGCGTCGATCGCTTCGCCGAAGCAGCCGTAGATGTGGAGGCCTTTTGACCCACTGAAGGTCGTCATGATCTTCAGCTCTGGGTACAGCCGGCCCATTCGCCAGGCCAGGCCGTCGCCCAAGCTCCGCACCTGCTGAGTCAATTCGCCTCTGGCGAAGTGGTCGGGATCGCTGAAAACATCCCTCGGCACCACCTTCTCGCCCGACTTCGTGCGGTACTCCTCGTCGTCGAAGTCGATGTCGAAAGCAACCACTCGGGTCAGCCCGTCATGGTCCACGAGGTAGTGGCCAAGCGTGGTTTTTCCCTCAACGTGGAGTCGTATGTCCTTGGCCGTCCAGGGGTGATGAATCGGGTTGTACGCTCCGTTCTTGCGCTGGAACGCCTTCACGTCGCGCCGCTGGATGAACGTCTTTCCTAGTGCCTGAATGAAGTCTGCCATTCGTTTGGTTATCTACTCTTGGTCGGTGGCGGAAAGAGCGACACTAGGTGACGCGGGCCGCGCTTTCCAAGCCATCCTGAACCTTTCAGAAAGAATCCGCTGGGGTAGTGTTTGGGTCGATGGAGACCCCTGAACTCTGGGTGCGGAACCCACATAATTACATACGTGAGGTCGTTGCCAGCGGCCACCGAGACGTCTGTTGGGACTACGGCCTGCTTCGCAAGAAGCGGATAGATCCGTTCGCCCACGCGATGACGTGGTTTCCTCAACAGAAATGGCGAACCCTCACGGTTGGAGACTTCGGGGCGATCGAAAACGACCCCCAGCACCCATACACCAAGCCGAAGGCTTTCTACCCGGCTTGGTCCTATGGCGAACAGACGTTCGCCGAACTGGAAGCGCTGGTCGAGGGCTCCTCGCCCCCCGCAAGCCCTGTCACGATCGCCGGCCAAACCTACGAGCCACGAGAAGGTCAGCCACACAAAGTCATCATCAACCGAACACCGAACTTGGCTGCGGGCCTTGCCAAGAGGTTCATGTCGCTCCTGGCCGAACTTCAACAGGAGAACCCCGACTGCATCATCCATATTCACGGTCTCTACTCGTTCCCGTGGATCGTTGACGGGTCTTTCAGGTCGACCGACTTCGAGGCTCGTTCGCTGGCGGCTCAGGGCAAAGTCATCATGCCAAACGGGCGGATCATCAAGCGGGAAGAAGAGCACTCGTACATTCCCACACTCACCAGGCTTGGGTTCAAACTCGGGGAGCTGAACGAGCCATCGGGGCGGTGCAGGTTCATCATCAAGTCCCACCTCGACGCAGCGAAGCACTGGAACGACGAGGAGGCCGACATCTACACCGCCAACGTTGAAAGGCCAGCTCTCACCGACGCAGACTTCGCCGATCTTCTCAACAGGCGAACTTTGTCGGTACGCAAATCGAAACGTGCCGCCACTCGCTCGACTCCTGTTCCCATGACGGGAGACAAGTTTTACTGCAATAGTTGTTCCTACGCACCAACGTGCAGGTTGTTCCGCACAGGGAGTATTTGCGCCGTGCCCGATTCAGATTCAGCAGAACTAGCCCGACATTTCAGGACCAGGAATTCAGACCTCATCATCGACGGCCTGGGCAAGTTGATGGAAGACGGCATCGAGAGATACTTCGAGGGCAAAAAAAACGAAACCATCGCAGGCGAGCTTGACCCAAACGTGTCTCGAATGGGCGACAAGCTTTTCAGCCAAGGCGTCCAGCTTGCAAAACTTGTGGACCCCAGTCTTCGCACGTCGGCCGTCGCCGTGAACATTGCAGCGAACCAAGCATCGGTGGGTGTTGGCACCGCGGCCCCAACAACACACCAGCTTGCAGCCCAGGTGATTGGACAGTTGGAGGCGGGCGGCCTCTCCCGGAGCCAAATTACAGAGGACGTGGTTCGTCGGGCGCTCCAGACGGCAAACATGCCTGAGTTCATTCAGAGGGAGCTCGAGGTTGCAGCCCTGCCTGCGTACATCGAAGTCGAAGAGTTGTGACCGCGCTGACAACAAAAGACATGCCGGGTCGAGAACACGAACGGTGTAATTACGCAGCGTTCGTCAAAGAGTTCACCAATGGCCGAAGGCTGATCTTCTGCAACAAGTGCGGACTGCTTGAATGGGAAGACATTGACTGACAAGCCCTTTACGAGTGATGAAGAGTTCACGCTTGACGACGAGATTTCCTGGCTGCTGAAAAACCCGCAGTTCCAGGAACGGCCGGCGACCCTCCGGGAATTCCTCGGCCCCCGCTATTTGGACATCGACGAAGGTGTTCGAGATTCAATCCGGGAAGTCTTGGCGGATTTGCTGGGCGAGGAGGTCAACCCCAAGCGGCCGACCGCCTACGAGCTGGCGATCTTTACCGGGGCCATCGGCATAGGCAAAACTACCCTTGCCGCGATTATTCTTCCGTATCTCGTTCACTGGTGCATTTGCCTCAAGGATCCGCAGGGCTACTTCGGCTTGCTGCCCGGCTCGCGCATCGCCTTCATGTTGATGTCCACAAGCGCTCCACAGGCTCGCGAAGTTCTGTTCGGCGACATCAAGGCGAGGCTTGCTCACTCCCCCTGGTTCATGGACCATCCGTGGGACAAGAGCTTCAAGAACCAGCTCCGATTCAGCAAGGACATCTGGATTGTCCCCGGCGACAGTTCCGAAACCACCTTCGAGGGCTACAACATCCTCGGGGGGATTCTGGACGAAGCCGACTCGCACAAGGTCACGAAGGTGAAGGACTACGCGCAGCAAGGCTTCGAGACCATCTTCAATCGCATGTCCTCGCGATTCGAAGATCGTGGATTCCTGTTGATCATCGGCCAAATGAAGAAGGCCGTCGGGTTCGCCGCCACCAAGTACGACGAGTTCAGCGAGAACCCGAAATGCTACGCCACCCGCATGACCATCTGGGAGTCGCGAGGTGACGCCTTCTTTGCCGACGAAGACGGCGAGATCAACAAGTTCTGGTACGACATCAACCGCAAGCAGATCATTCCCGACATCGCCGTCGACTCGATGGGTGCACGGGCGAACATGCTCCACATCCCCGCCATTTACAAAGACCAGTTCAGGACAAACCCCGAGAAGGCGCTGAAGGATCTTGCCGGCATTCCGCCCCTGGTCAGTGACCCGTTCATCAGCCTGACTCATCGGATCTACTCCTGCCGAGATCGCTGGATCGAGCACAACGGACCAACCGGACCCATCAACGACCGCAATCAGATGGAGCCTTGGTTCCGTGCGCCAAACACAATCAAGCGTGTCGGCCACTTGGACATCGCCTACAGCGGGCGGGGGGATGCACTCGGATTTGCGATGGGGCACATCAGCGAAATGGTGGAGATGGACGGGGAACTGAAGCCCTACGTCACCATCGACCTCATGTACCGATTGCAGGCCGGCTCGGGCCAGGAGATCTTCCTCGGCGACATTCGGCGGTTCATCTACTCGCTGCGCGATGACACGAAGTTCAAACTCGAACTCATCACGATGGACGGGTTCCAGTCCAAAGACACCGAACAGCAGCTTGCACGGAAACGCTTCTCGACCGACTACGTGTCGGTCGACAGGTCGATTCTTCCGTACCACGACCTCAGGGAAGCGATATACGAAAACCGCATTGAGTTCCCTCCATACTTCGTCAACCTGAACCCTGGCTCGACTGACAAGGTTGAAATTGCGGTGAAGGAGCTGGGCGAACTCATGGATGTCGGAAACAAAATCGACCACCCTGTGGGCGGCTCGAAAGACATAGCTGACGCACTCGCTGGCGTCGTAACAACGCTCGTCGGAAACCGCAGGTATCACCGCAAGAAACGCGCTGCTGCTGATTGGGGACAGGCGGGTTCGAACAAGGCGACGCATCGCATCATGCGCGAAATGTCGTCAGAACATCCCGCATACTTAGGGGTCACCGGCATCGGCGTTCCGCTGCCCCCGAAACTTCCAGGGAGCTAACCCCCATGCCAGAACTCTTCGTGGCCGACAAGAACAACCAGGCACAGCCTGCTTCAACGTGGAAGGCGTCGCAGCCCTCCAACGCCTTGTACCGCAAGGCGGCCCCGCCCAGAATGGGCGAGCAGTTCGGCCCGAGTTGGAGCGACCCAAACAGTGCGTCGATGCAGTTGCCGGGCGGCGGCATCATGGTGTTCGATCTGGAGAAGTTGACGCTTCAGGATTTCCGTGCGATGCGGAACCACTACCAGATCAACATTTCACTCTCGTTGCTCTCCTTCATGATCCATCAAGTGGACTGGCGGATCGAGTGCGAAGATCCAGTGATCAAAGAATTCGTCGACCAGAACCTGCACGAAGTCTGGACTCGACTGATTCGTGCGATCAGTCCTGCGTTCTGGTCCGGGTATGCGCCGATCGTTGTCCAGTACGAGAACGACGGCCGCATGGGCAAGATCGTCGCGAACAAGTTCAAGGACATTGCGCCAGAGAACGCTCGCGTGAACTGGAAAGAAGTCGACGGCTATGCCCCGCAGGGTTCGATCCCGCCGAAGTTGCGGGTGTTCGACGGCATCAAGGTCGATGGCCAGACGCACCCGGTGCCGCCGGAGAACTCGTTGTGGTATCCGTTGCTCATGGAAAGCGGGGACTACTACGGCCGCAAGATGCTGAAGCCCGCATTCCCGTCGTGGTTCTTCAGCCAGATCATCCACCTCTACGCCAATCGCTACTTCGAGCGGTTTGGTGAGCCGACGCCGATCGGGCGTGCGCCGTTTGACGAGGAAGTGGACCAGGGTGACGGGTCAACCAAGTCCGGTCGCGAAGTGATGATTGATGTTCTCGCCGGCCTCAAGAACAGGGGTTCGGTTGTTCTTCCTTCCGATCGCGCGCCTGGCGCTGTTGGCGACAGCTCCGACTTCGAATACCAGATCCATTATCTCGAATCTCAGATGCGAGGTGCCGACTTCGAGCGGTACCTCACTCGGCTTGACGAAGAAATGTCGCTTGGAATCTTCACGCCGGTGCTGCTGTATCGCACCGCCGACGTTGGTTCCTACAACCTGGGCGAGGCCCACTTCCAAATCTTCTTGGTCATGGTCAACTCGCTGGTTGCCGACCTTGGCGAATACATCAATCGGTACCTGATCGACCGACTCGTCGACTTCAACTTCAGCCCCAAGGCACCGAGGGCGCGCTTCGCCCCCAGAAAGCACGGCAAGGAAGTCCAGGCAACCCTCCGCCAGATCATGATGGCGATGGTTCAGTCGGAGCGAGCGACCGTAGATGTTGAAGACCTCGGCGAAGCGCTCGGCATGAAGGTCCACGAGATCGTGCAGATGACCGATCCTGAAACCGGCAAGTCCGAACCGGGGCAACGCGAAGATGACGGGGGCCGCTCACCGGCAAATCTGTCCAGGGTGATGGACAGCATGGTCGGCCGCATCGAGGGGCAGGTCCGCAAGAACTGGGACGAGCTTGAAGACGCGAAGCTGCACCCTGGCTATTCGCGACGGTTCGAAAGCGCGTTGATGGAAGAGGGCTACGAAGAGCATCAAGCAAAGTCGATCACCAGCTCTCTGTACGGCCGACTCGGGCAGTTCCTCGACGAGACGACTGGTCTCGGATCGGATGCATACCCAGGAGGTGCAGATGAGTTCATTCGAAACTTCCAAAAGCTCGTCGACACCGAAGTCGAAACCATCTGAACTCCGCTGCTTCTGCAAGACAACGCCGCTGCTGGCACTCGTCGGATACGAAAACGAACACCCGTTCCTTCACATCAAATCTCATCGCGGTGGACGGGTTCTTGCCGAAGTCATCCTCACGGAAGGCAGGGCAAGAATCCGTTGCCGGGCCTGCTCCCGGTGGACGTCCATCACTGTGACTGAGACGGTTCGAAGGGAATAGGGCAAGTTCTTGAGTCAAATGATGGCGACAACACCCTCATTTGGGCGAACGTCATGCCTGTCATGAGTACGCAAACAGTTCTTGAAACGCCTGAGCGCAACAAGAAGGCTTCGATTTACGCCTTTGGAAATTACTCAAGCGCAAACTTCGCCTTTGCTTTCGAGCGCCAGCCGGACACCAACACTGCCGCCGTGCGTAACCTCCCGGTGTTCCGGGCAGGCACCTTTGCCGACTCGGCCGGCGCCGTTCAGACGTGGGAGGTGGACAATCTGCAAGAGATGGTCGACAACTTCGCCGCACTGCAAGATGTGTTCCCGAACGTTCCTGTTCGTTTGGATCACACGCGGTCGGTTCAGTCGATCGTCGGATACATGGATGGGCTTCGCGTGGACGGCGACCTTCTCCTGGCTGACTTCACGTTCACCGAACCCGAAGCTGCCGATCGCTGGGAGCGCGGCACCTACCGGAGCCGGTCGTCCGAGATCGGCTACTTCCAGACCAATGAGGGTGACGGCCACTGGCCGGTCTTTCAGGGGTTCGCCTTTGTCGACATTCCCGCCGTTGAAGGTCTGTACGCAAAGTCCGAATCCACCATCAACTTCTTCACGGAGGCACCAATGCCAACCACCAGCTCCACCATTCCCCTTGTCGACCCCGCGGCGTCCGCTGTGACCCCCGAGGCCCCCGAGACGGCCGAATTCACCAAGCCCCTGGTCGCTGCCAAGTTCACCGTCAACGGCGTCGAGACCAGTGACCCGGTCGAGGTGCAGGCCTACATCGCACGCATGGAGACGTTTGCCAAAGAGCAGAACGAGGCCGCCCGCTCGTCCTTCGCCGCCAAGCTGGTGGAAGACCGCAAGCTCATTGCCCCCCAGTTGGAAGCAATGACCGAATTCGCCCTTTCGCTTGACGACGCCCAGTTCTCGAAGCTTGAGAACGTGTTCAGTTCGGCGGCGGTCCTGCCGGTCCTTGAGGACCACAGCGCAGGAACGATCACGAACCCCAATGGGGAAAGCACCATCTCCGACCTTGATCAGCAAATCGCTGACGCCGAAGAAGTTGTGCAGATGCACACCCGCGCTGGCCTCACCGAAGACCAAGTCAAGGCCACGTCCAGCTACCAGAAGCTTGCGGCTCTTCGCCTCGAGCAAACCAAGTAAGGAGCAGGTATATGCCTGGTTTCAGCAAAGGCCCCGGCTACCGCGCGCCGTTCGGAAAGAACGAGTACCTGCGGTCGACCGAGGGTGTCAAGGACGAGAGCTACACCGTGGCCTCGTCAGTCATTCCCACGCGGACCGTGGACGGAGATGCCGTCAAGGTTCTCCAGCCCGGCACCGTGATGGCCAAGATCACGTCCGGCGCCCAATCTGGGAAGATTGGTCCATTCGAGGCCGGGGTGACCGACGGGCGTCAGACCGGGGCCAACATCGTTGGCCTTGCAAAGACCTTCCTCCCGTGGCAGCTCAATGAGCGCGACGTCGAGATCGGTGTCACCTACGAAGCCACTGCGGTGCAGTCGTGGTGCCTCGAAGTCAATGCCTCCGGCGTCTACATCGCCCTGACCGATACCACAGCAGACCTGATGCGGGGCACCAAAAACCTCGACATCATGTTCGCCTAACCCGAGGAGCAGCAATGGCTGATCTCACCACGGACCGTCTGGTCCGCAAAGAAGTAGCTCTCGGGCAAGTCCGGGAGATCCAGGCTCCAAGCAACTATCTGGCCGACTTGATCGCGCCGATGCAGACTGTGCAGAGCGACGACGTCATCTTCCAGTACATCACCCCCGAAGTTGAGGGTCTTGCCCCGGCACGCGCCGAGGATGCTGAGTCGGAGCTTGCTCGCAAGGACGACACGGTTGGCACCGGTCGTGCAAGCATCATCGACTGGGCCATCAAGGATCACTACTCCGCAAGTGACGTGACTCGCTATCGCGAGTTCCTGCGTCTTGCAGAGCTGAGCGCAGGTGGCAGCTTCCCGCTGACCGCCGGTGCGATGACAGAGGACTGGGCCTCCAAGCTGGCTCGTGACACGCTCCTGCGTCGTCGCAAGCTGGACAACCGACGTGAATCCCTCACGATGGACGGCCTTTTCGAAGGCGCTATCGCCTACAACGACGGCAAGATCGTCTTTGCGGTCGATTACCAGCGACCATCCGACCAACAGGACCAGGCGCCCACCAACGGCGTCTGGTCGTTGACCACGTCGAATCCAATCGGCGACATTGAAGTGATGAACCAGACCATGTACGACACTCACGGTGTCCGCATGACTCGGGCCATCGCTTCGCCGGAAGCAATCCGTTCGGTCCTCAATTCGGATCGCTTCGCTGCTCGCTCTGGCATGACCGGCGGAACCGGCGGCGCTCCTGTCGACCCCCGCTATCTCATCGACGGCTGGGGCGTGGAGGCCGCGATCGCAGTGATCGAGCGGGCAACCGGCGTCACCTTCATCCCGTACGACGCGGTTTACCGCACTCGTGCGTTGGGCGAGACCACCACTGTCGTCAACCGCTTTGCGAATGCCAAGAAGGTTGTCTTCCTCCCACCAGAGGAAGCCGTCAACGAGATCAGCGACCTTGGGTTCGCCAAGACCCTGACCAGCCCACACCCAGAGGGTAACTGGCAGTCTGGCTTCTACGAGTGGGAACGCTCCACGGTCGATCCGTGGGGCTACGACAAGGGGAACGGCGTCAAGATGTTCCCGGTCTTCCCGCACTTGGAATTCAGCTACGTCATGTCGGTCCTCACCTAATCCAATCTGGATTGAGAACGGACCCGACATTCGCCTTGAGGGGGTGGCTCCAATGGGGCCACCCCCTTCCAATTTCAACCGGAGAACCGAAATGCCTGAAAACTATGACGCAATGCTCAAAGCCGACCTCTTCGACTTGGCCGAGAAGCGTGGCCTTGAGCCGGGAGCAGAAGACCTCAAGGCCGAACTGGTCGACATCCTTGAAGCAGCAGACAAGAAGGAGACCGACCCCGCCGATGAGGAAGTCGAGGGCGGTACGCCGGTAGGCGAGGAAGTCAAGGGCGGTACGCCAGTAGGTGTTTCTGCCGATGACTACGGCACCCCGTCGAGTGTTCACCGCATGGTGATCGAGCCGTAACTCATGGCCTGGGCACAAGAAAGCAACATGCTTCTTGGCGACCTCGAAACTGGGCATCTCGATAAAACCCAGTACTTGGAATTCGCCGAGGACGAAATCAACTCCTTTCTCGGGGTGATGTACGTCCTTCCACTCCCGACCCTGAGTGCACACAACGCACTCACTCTGAAGGTGACGCAAGCGCGTTTGGCATCGGGCCGGCTGATTCTTGCGATGGCGCAAGGTGGCGAAGATCAAGAACTGCATGCCTATGGTCGACATCTCGTCGAGTTGGCCATGAACGACCTGCACCGGATAGGCAAGGACTACGACCTTTTCGACATCACCGGCAACTCGGTGGCCAAGATGGCCTCAACCGGTTCCTCTCGCGCTGCCACATCCTTCCAGCCCGACGCAGTGAACTCGATGTCGGCGTTCGACATCTACGAACGGAACACCTACAACGGCGGCTTCGACTCCTGGGCGCCCCAGGGATGAACGTCCGTTTCTTCGTCGACGCAGAATGGCCAATGGCCGACGTCACTCAGGTGACAAGACGCCTGTCCGGCGCCAGCCTGTCCGAGTTCATGATGAGAGAGGTCTCGCCCTTCTTGCGGAAGCGGGCCTCGATCCGGTTCGCAGTCGAAGGCGACCATGCGTCTGGGGCCTGGGATCCGTTGGGCTACATGTCGCAGAAGAACCGCATTCTCCTGGGCTTCGGAGCCGAGCATCCGATCAACGTTCGAACCGGGGATCTGCGGGACTGGGTTCTTGGCAACTACGGCGAGATCACAAAGGTGACGGAGGGCAGCACCGAGCTGACGTGGCCGGGTGAAACCAGTGGCGAGCTTGACGAAAAGTTCACCACGGCCCAGGTCGGCAAGGGCACTCCCCCAACTCAAGCGCGCCCGGTGGCCGCCGCCGACGAGCTTGACCTGGCCTGGATTCTCAGCGGCATTCAGGAATGGATTGGGATTGGAAGATGAGCACCAAGCCAACCGCCTACCCGGCCGTACTGGTCTGGGAGATCGCCGACTTCCTCAACGTCAACGTTGCCGAATTCAAGAAGGTTCTTCGTCGACCTCTTCGTCCCACCGACCCGAATCCCTGTGCTGGCGTGATGGCCTCCGACTGGACTCCCGGCGGAATGGCCATTGGCCAGCGACAGCCGCTCATCGGCACCTACAAAGCCCAGGTCCAGATCCTCTACAAGCACGCAAACGAAGAGGAAGGACTCGAGTATCACTCCGCACTCACAAAGCAGGTGAGGCGAATGCTGTACGAGAGCACGGACATCCCATTACGTTTGGCCGGGAATACCGAGGACTTGTTCGGGAACCGTGAACGCTTTCAGAGACTGCGTGTCGAAAGTCAGCGATTCATGGCAAACGAAGTCAAGGGACAATTCCTTTTCTTCTCGGTGACAGACCTTTCGGTCGAAACGGAGAACGCATGAACTACGACGAGTACCACGCCAAGCGGGCCGAGCAGCGAGCCGAGCGCAAGGCGTTGCGGGACAGCCAGAATGCAGAGGTCGACGAGATCCGCCGTCTCGACAATGAGGCGAACGAAGCTCGTCGACGTGAGGCCGGCGTGCCGGCTGGCCCTTCGGCTTCGGCCCCAAAGAAGGGGCCGAAGAAGTCAAAGCCAGCGCAAGAAGAAGAACAACCACACACCCCACCATCACCGGTCGAAGACTCGAGCGATGATGAATCCAACTCTGACGGAGGTCAGTAATCATGGGTTTCCAGTCACAGTCCGGCCAGGTCGGGTTCAAGACGCAGGCCGCAGCAGGCACATTCCTCAATCCAGGCGCAGCCTCTCCAAACGACGGCGTGTTCATGCAGCTTCGCGGTGGTGCCCTCGGCGCCGATCGCGAACTGATCATTCCTGATGCAGAGATCGGCGGCGGTCGCGACATCACAGCTTCCGTCCTCGGGCCTGTCGCATACAGCGGCGAGTACGAGTTCTACGGCCGCATGGAGTCAATCGCCACGATCATCAACGCCGCCTTCGGGACGACCTCCAGCACCGGGACCGGCACCACCTACGGCACCGATCTTGTTGGCGTCCACGTCATCACCCCGGTCGACTCCTCCAACCTCCCGTGGCTGTCCATTGAAGAGTCGATCGCTGACGGCCTCGAATCCTTCCAATACACCGACGCTCGCGTGAACAGCTTCAGCCTCGAGTGTGAACCCGACGGCTACCTCATGGGCACCGTGGGACTCATCGCCCTCACGCAGGTTGCGGGCATCACGAAAACTTCCGCACCGGAGTGGGACACGACCCCGCTGCTTGTCGGCACCAGCATGACGGTGACCATCGGCGGCTTGACCAGCTACATCGTTCGCGACTTCTCGATGGACTTCACCAACAACATCGAAGACGACGTGTTCTCCCTCGGCCGCCTGACCCTTCAGGATCTGACCGCGAAGCGACGGGAGCTGACCACCAGCTTCACGATTCGTCCCACCAACATCGACCTCTGGCGCGAATCGGTGTACGGCTCGTCCTCCGCCACCGGCCCGTTGTCGGGTGCCGCCGCGCAGAAGGACGTGAACATCAACATCACTTCGTTCGAGAACATTGGCACCGGTGTCACCACGAAGTTCGAACTCGACATCGACATTCCGTTTGCCAACATCCAGCCTTTCGCTCTCGAGCCGAATGGTGACGACGTCATCGAGTACAGCATCGAAATGCAGGCGATTCGTCCGACCACTGGCACTCCGATTTGCACGATCACCGTCACGAACGGGTTCGACGAAATCAAGTAAGAGAGGTCACAATTCGTAGACCTATCATCCAAAGCTGAGGTGCAATGCAAGCAGGCACCCGGCACACAAAGGCCGGGGAACTCACACTTCCCCGGTCTTTGCCGTTCCTACAACAAACACACGAGCACTGGAGGCTCACAATATGTCTGACGACATTCGGGAAGTTCAAGAAGCACACTCGGCAATCCCTTCACAGGCGGACTACTTCGGCGTCGATGAGGTTCATCGGTTCATGCTCCCCGACCGCGAGTCCTGGGTCGAGCACAAGACCATGACTGAAGGCGATCGACGGAAGTTCTTGAAGCAGACGAACAAGAACGTGAAGCTCGACAAGAGGGGCGAGGCCACCATCCAGGTCGCTCCCGGCGAAGAACGTGCCGCGCTCATCACCGCTGCGCTGTGTGGGTGGAACCTCAAGAGCAATGGGATCGACGTGGCCTTTGCCGTGTCGTCCGTCAACCGATTCCTCGAACAGGCCAACCCAAAGATCGTGGACCTGATCGAAAAAGACATTCGCACCCACAACCCGTGGCTGATGAACGAAATGACCGTCGAGGGAATTGACGAAGAGATGGATCGTCTTGTTGAACTCCGAGCTGAGATTGTTGAACAGGAAGCGGGAAACGCCACTTCCTGAACTCGGCTCGGCTCTTTGCCAAGGGAAACCCTGTCCCGAACCCACCAGAGTCAATGCGGGTGTTCGTTGTCTGCCAATCAATGAAGTGGGCGCACCTTCCACTGCCCGGCGGGCTGTACGACCAGCACCCCAAGTTGATTGATCAGTTCCAAATTCTCTGGCAGGAAATGGCGAAAGAAGAAAAAGCCAAGCAGGACAGGCAAAAACGCAGCAAGGGGAAGAGATGAACTCACAGCTCAGAATCCAAGTCATCGCCGAGGCGCGAACAGCGCTTGTTCAGCTTCAGGCGGTTCGGACTGAGCTGGCAATGCTTCGCAAGGCCCAAGCAGGACAGGCGGCTGGTGCTGCTGCCGGTGCTGCTGGGCTGGGGCGAAGCACCGCAGCCATGAGGAAAAACTCTCAAGCGGTTGCTGCAAACGCTTCAATGATGAGCAGGTACGCCAACTCGTCTTCCGCCGCTGCGGCAAGTCAGGCCGGGCTCGGCAGGTCTATGGGCAGGGTCGGGTCTGGGCTGTCGATCGCCAACAGAGGCCTCAGAATTGCCTCTGAGGGATTGGTCAACTGGGGCAAGAATTTGCAGTGGGCCGGCCGCCAGCTTGAGTTCCGTTTCACCCTGCCACTGTTGGCCTTGGGTGCTGCTGGCACCTTGTTCGCGAAGACCTTCGAGGAGTCGATGGTTCGCGTCCGCAAGGTCTACGGCGACGTCAGCATGAGCGCTGCCCAGGTGACGGAAGAGGTGAAGAAGCTGGAAGGCGGTTTCATCTCTTTGTCGAACATCTACGGAATGCACGCAGAGAAAGTCGCAGACGTTGCGGGCTTCTACGCGCAGGCCGGCGCCGAGGGTGCGGCTTTGCTGAAAGTCACCGAGGTCACGATCCAGGCAATGATTCTTGGCAACCTCAGTCTTGAGGAATCCACCAAGGGCATGATCACGATTATGGACGCCTACAGCCTCTCGGTGGCTGACTTGTCCGATGCTCTTGCAATGTTGAACGTGGTCGAGAACGAGACCCCTTCCAACATGCAGGATCTCATCGAGGTCATAGGCATTGCCGGCTCGACCGCAAGAACCGCTGGCGTCGACATCCAGGAACTGGCTGCAATCACTTCGGTCCTGGTCCCTGCCTTCGGTACTGCCTCAACGGTCGGCCACTCGCTGAAGTCGACGCTGTTCCGCATCATGGCCCCCACGGGGCAGGCGGCGGCTGCGATGAATGCGCTGGGCGTCAACATGGACACCGCGGCCTGGCAGACGATGAACTTCACTGGCCGACTTGAAATGTTGTCCGAAGAGTACAACAACCTCGGGCAGAACCAGAAGATTCAGTTCGCGCGCGACGTTGCCCAGCTTCGACAAGGCAACCGCCTGATCGCCTTGCTTGACGACCTCGGGTCGGCCAATTCACGGTACGCCTCGACAATGGAGGCCACCGGCGACGCGACAGTCAATCAGGCCGTCTTTGCCCGAGAGCTTGGCCTCGCAATGCGGTCGCCTGCAAAGCAATGGGAAATCGCAACCAACCGGATGCGGAACGCACTCCTCATGGTTTTCCAGCCGTTGCTTCCGGCAATCATTTCGATCATCGAGGCAGTGGCTGGCCTTGCCGTGAAGTTCGAATCCCTGGACCCAGCCACCCAGAAGCTCGCTGGCTACGGCCTCCTCTTCCTGGCGCTGCTTGGCCCACTGGCCGCCTACATCGGCAGCTTCGGAATTCTCTTCGGCTTCATGGGAAAGACCTTTGTCGCGTTGGCATCGGGCATCGGGTACGCAGTCGCGGCCGCGAGGCTTCTCATCGGAGCCATTGCCCCCCTCGCCACTTTCCTCATTTTCATGAGCAGCGCGTTGCTTAAGGGCTTGAAGGCCGTCGCACTTTTCTCCAGTGGTCTTGCAAAAACGCTGGCGCTTGGCTTCGCCCAAGCGTTGCGGTATGCGGGAGGCTTCGCCGGCAAACTGGTGACCACCATGCTCATCGGCTGGGACATGGCCCTCGCCGCCACAAAGACGTTCTTCAGCAAGCTCTGGGTCACGATGCTCATTGGCTGGGACAAAGCCTTCCTCATGGCGAAGACGTTCTTCGGCAAACTCTGGGTCACGACCCTGCTTGGGTATGACAAGCTGCTTGCCCCGGCGGTCGCCTTCTTCGGCCGCCTCTGGGTCACAATGCTCATTGGCTGGGACAAAGCCCTCTTCATGGCGAAGACGTTCTTCGGCAAACTCTGGGTCACGACCCTGCTGGGGTATGACAAGCTGCTTGCCCCGGTAGTCGCCTTCTTCGGCAAGCTTTGGGTCACGATGCTCATTGGCTGGGACACGGCCCTCGCCGCCACAAAGACGTTCTTCAGCCGCCTCTGGGTCACCATGCTCATCGGCTGGGACATGGCCCTCGCCACCACAAAGACGTTCTTCAGCCGCCTCTGGGTCTCGATGCTCATTGGGTACGACAGGTTGATCGCGCCGGTGGTCGCCTTCTTCGGCAAGCTTTGGGTCACCATGCTCATCGGCTGGGATATGGCCCTCGCCACCACGAAGGGATTCTTCGGCAAACTCTGGGTCACGGTTCTGATCGGGTACGACGTAACTCTCGGGATTGTCGTCGCGTACTTCAAGAAGAAGCTTGCGCTGATCGCTGCTGGCAACACGGCTGAACTCGGGATCATGGGCACGTTCTTCGCCAAACTCTGGGCAGTCGTGATGGTCGGCTACAACGCAACCCTCGTTCCCCTTGCCGCCTTCTTTGCCAAGAAGTGGGCAGCTCTGGCTATGGGCTATGCCGCAAGCCTGAGTTTCGTCGCTGGATTCTTTGCCGGGCTTTGGGCCATGACTGCTGCCGGTTGGGCCGGTGTAATCGGCATCACCTCTGCCGGAATGCTGAAGCTTCAGGCCACAATTGTCACCGGTGGCTGGGCACCAATCATTGCCGCTGTCGCCGCCATTCTGGTCATCCTTGTCCTCGTCTTCCGCGAGCAATTCAGGAAGGCTCTCGCTGTGGCTTCGGGGTTCGTCAAGAGCTTCGCCAAAGGGTTCGCCGAGGGCATCATGTCCGGCATTCGTTCCGCAGCCAACGGGATCTCGCAACTGCCCGGCGTCTTCGCTAACGCCCTTCGCGGCCTGATCAGGGTCGTGGCCACAGCGGTCAGGATTGTTCGCGAATGGCTCAGCTACCTCAACCCATTCGCCCGCCACTCGCCGTCGCTGGTCGACAACGTTCGTGGCGGCGTTCGAGTCATCAACAAGGAGTTCGCGAAGCTCACGTCGGCGGCTGGTCCCCTCAATCGGGTTGCCGCCGCCGTCAGAAACCTTGGCAATGCCTTTGCCGAGGCGGCCCGAAAGGCCGCCGCCGCCGATCTGGCCGAAAACATGCGCCTCGCCGGGATCGCTGGCGTTGACGAGGGCACCTACCGCGAAGTTCTTGGGGCGATTGCCGATCTCGATACGGCGATGGCAGGCATCGACAATGAGATCAAGGCACACGAAGGAACGATCGCCGGTTACGAGGCGGCGATGGCCAATCTCGACAACACCATCTCCGGCCACGAGGCCACCATCAAGGGGTACGAAGGCGCAATAGCTTCGATCGACGTCACGATTAAGGGGCACAGAGCCACAATTAAAGGCTACGAACAAGAACTCAAGGCTGTTAGCCAAGCGATGGATGCCCAGCAGCTTGTCATCGACGGCGTGCAAGCGGCAATGGAGGCGCTCGACGCCACCATCGAGAAAGAAACTGAATCCCTCACTGCTCTCAACGCAGTGCTCAGCGATCTCAACGACCAACTTTCCGAAGCCCAGGGTCGTCTCAGCGCATTCCAGAACACCCCGCAATCTGGCACCTACGCCTTCGAAGATGCGATCTTCGACAACACCCAGGACCAGAACCAGCTTCGCCTCCAGCTTGCGATGCTTGAGCAGGCGGCACTCAATGCCGGCTACAGCATTTCGGAGCTGCGTTCTGCCCGAGACGAACTGGCCAATGCCCAGACCGAGGCGGTCGCCGTTCAGGACGAACTCGTCACAAGCACCGACGCAGTTACCGCAGCCAACGACGCACTGAACGGGAGCTTCGACACCACGGCATCGTCCGCCGATGATGTTCGCAATCGGATGGCCCTCCTGGCCGGCGAAATTGAAGGCCTGCGAGGTGAATCACTCAGCCTGCGCCTGGCCGGTGCTGGCTCGGACGTTCTCGCAGGACTGGACAGTCAAATCGGGGTTGTCGACGCCGCTCGCCGCTCTCTGGCCGTCGTCCTTGGCGACAAGGTTGCGGCTGGCGGTGGCGGTGCTGGCGGTGCTGGTGGCGGTGCTGGTGGCGGTGCTGGTGGCGGTGCTGGTGGCGGTGCTGGTGGCGGTGCTGGTGGCGGTAGCAACATTCCGACAGGCTTGTTCGACATCGTGGATCAGGTCGACGCAGTCCAGAGGGAACTCGACAGGACCAGCGTTCAGGGCACCATCCTCGGGTTGCAAGAAGGTCTGGCTCTGGACCCAGGCAGGAAAGCAATCGCCGACACCTCCCGTGTTCCAGAAATGGGACTGGGTGGAATCCTTGGCGGCATCGCCGGTGAAAAGGCGAACATCGCAAACATCGAAGCCCAAATTGTCGCCGCCACACAGGCGGTCGAGGCTCAGGAAGCCGTCATCGAGGGGCTGAATGTTCAGCGCAAGGTTCTGGAGGCCAGCTACGACGCCGAGATCGCGAAGCTTGACATCTTGGAAGACAGCTACGCGGCGATCGAAGAGAAGATTGCAGCCGTCGAGGAAACCATCTCCGGGCTGAACGACGAACAAGCGGCCTACCAGGATCTGATCGACGCCGAACAGGCAATCATCGCTGGCCTCACGGAGCAGTACGACGCCTATCAGGCCAAGATTGACGGGGTCGCTGCCTCCATCGACAACTTGACCCAGTCCTACGATGAGCTTGCGGCGGCAAAAGCCAACGCCGAAGAAGTCCTGGAAACAGCAGTGGGTCTGGGCAGAGACATCGAAGTGGCCGAGGAGGCGGCAGCAACAGCAGCAGATGCGGCAGCAGGGCTTGGCGGCGGCGGCGGCGGCGGCGGCGGCGGCGGCCTCGGGGACTTTGACGTTCCCGGTGGTCTCGACGGAGGCTTCGACGGCGCTGGGTTGGATCTGGATGAACTGCTTGCCCAGCTTGAAGAGGACGCAAAGAACGCCATCGGCGCATCCAGTATCAGTCAACTCTTCAAGGACGCGTTCATCGGCATGTGGGAGGCCATCAAGGCGGGCTTCTGGTGGGTCGTCGGCAAGGCCGGTGACCTGCTTACGTGGATCTTCACTCCGGTGTGGAACGCCATCAAGGGCGTCTGGAACGGGATGGTTGCGGCGTTCAACTCGGTCGTGGACTTCGGTGTTGGCATCTACAACACGATCAAGGATTTCCTGATGAATTCGGTCATCAATCCTGTGGTCGCCTGGATCACCGGTCCAGCGAAAGAGGCACTCTTCGGAGCCTTCAGCGCCATGTGGGACTTCGCCGGCCGGATCTGGGAAGCCATCTCGACGTTCGCCACCAACATGTGGAATGGCCTTGTCGCCTTCCTCACCCCGATCTTCAACTGGATCGGCGAGAAGATCATTCAGCCAGCCGTCGACTGGATCATCGCGAACATTTGGCAGCCGTTCTTCGACAACGTCGTTCAGGTTGCCAAGGACGAAGGCCAGCGGATCTGGGATCAGATCAAGGCCATCGTCGCCGAGATCGTCGTCGAGTGGGACAAGCTTTGGGCCTGGCTGTCGCCGATCCTCAGTGCCGTGTGGGACGGAATCGTCGCAGGCTGGAACTTCCTCGTGGCCGCCGTGAGGTTTGCGGTTGGCCTTGCCATCGCAGTCATCGTTGCCATCTGGAATGGCCTCTGGCCGGTACTTTCCAACGTCCTCAGTGCCGTCTGGGACGGCATCACCACCTTCTTTGGCAACATTCCCGGCTGGCTCAGTAGCGCATCCGGGTACGCCGTTGATGCCATCGTTGGCGGCTGGAACTTCCTGTGGCCAATGCTTCAACCGGTCCTGCAATTCATCTGGGACGCCCTCACGCTGGGTTTCCAGTTCGTCTGGGACGTCATTCAAATTGCATTCGACGTCTTCATTGGCGTCCTCATGGTCGCCTGGGAGTTCCTGACCACAGCCATCGGGCTGGCCATCGGGCTCATCGGCGACGTCATCTCGGGTGGAATCGAAATCATTCGTGGCATCTGGGACATCCTCGTCGGGTTCTTGACCGGCGATTGGGAACAAGCCTGGGAAGGGATCAAGGGCGTGCTCAGTGGGGCCTGGACGATCATCACCGGCATCTTTGACGTCGGCATCGGCGCCATCAAGGCGTTGTGGGATCTGTTCTGGGGTGCCCTGAAAATCCTCCTGGAAGCTGGTTGGGAACTGATCAAAGCGGCCTTGGGACTCGCATGGGGTGCCCTCGAACTGATCTTCAATACCGGCATCGCGGTTGCCCAGGGCGTCTGGAGTGCCTTCTGGGGCACCTTGAAGACCGCCGTCGACACCGGCTGGGAGCTCATCAGAGGCGCACTGGAAGCGGGGTGGAACTGGGTTCAGACCAACTTCGTCGACAATTTCACTGCGATACCAGGACTCATCGGCAGTGCGTTCAGTGCGATCCCAGGGCTTCTCAGTGGTGCGATGGACGGCGTGGCCGGTGCTCTTTCCGGTGGCATCAATGCTGGAATCAGGGTCGTCAACGGCCTGGGCAGCGGCGTCAACCAAATTGCCCGGTTCTTCGGCCTCGGGAACATTGTCCCAACGATCGGTTCCGTCAGCGGCGGCGGCGGCGGCGGCGGCGGCGGGCAGCATATGATGGCCAACGGCGGCGTGATCCCGATGATGTTTGCCAAAGGCGGCGAGATCCCCTCTTCGCTCGTTGGTGACGGAATGGTCGTCAACAGGGCTCGCGCCATTGTTGGCGAGGGGTCGAAGTGGCCGGAATATGTCATCCCGACCGACCCGCGACACCGAGGTCGAGCGCAGTCCCTGGCAATGGATCTCATCAGAAAGATCGGCGTCCCCGCGATGGGCACTGGCTCCGGCGCACCGCCGGCCTACGCAACCGGTGGTGTCCTCGGCGACCTCGACGGCCTCGGCGACGGCGGCGGCATGCAGGATCTCATGACCGGCGGCCTCGGCCTTGGCGACTGGGTCAGGTCCGCGGTCGACAGGGTCAGGGACGGTGCCGGCTGGCTTGCCCGAGGCGCCATCGGCGCCGTCTGGACCCCGATTTACGGCTGGATGCGAAGCCTCATCGAGGGTCTTGGCTCTTCGGTCGGCGAACAGCTCACCAAAGGTCCGGCGAGAAGTCTTCTCGGAGCGGCCGACCGGTGGGTCGTCAGGATCGACGATCAAATCCCGAACTGGGCGCCACTCCAGACAGACGTTGGCAGACGTTCGAATCAATCCAACTTCGACGGGTCGCTTTCGGCAGCAGGGGCAATCATCCCAATGCTGAACGGCGGAGTCGTCAAGGGTGGCCGTGGTGGCATCCTGGCCCTCATTGGCGAGGGGCGGAGCGACGAAGCTGTGGTCCCGCTTGACAACTACAACTTCGGCGGCGGCGGCCGCACCGTCAACATCTACGGCGACATCACCTTGCCGGATGTCACCAACGTCGACGAGTTCCTTGCGAACCTCGAATCCATCGGGAGCTGATCATGGTTGCCAGTTCACTCAACGACCTGACCGGCTCAAGTGGCTACGTCACCATCTCCTGGACGGGCTTGACCCCTCGCGTCGACCACTACGCCTACCGGGTGTACCACCGGTCCGCTGGCGCTGTCGCTTGGACCCTCCTGACCGAAAACCAGGGCGGCACCGGGACGGGCAGCTACGACGTCTACCAGTTCGCCAACGGCGGCACCCAGGAGTTGACACTGGTCGAAACCACCATCGACATCAACGGGTACCTCACCGAACTTTCGTTCGCCAACGCAAACAGTTTCACTCCTACCGGCGACGCCAAGTACTGGCTTGTACACCCGACCAATTCGTCATTGACAATGATGTTGCCAATCGTCACTTCGGATTCGTACACCGAGGAAGTCGAGCATCAGGCGATCCAGCTTTTGGGGCGAGGTCGAAAGATCAACCTTGGCGAGCGGTACGGAGTGACAGGCAGCCTGTCAATGATGCTGATTGGCAACGCAAACGATTCAGCTCGCGAACAACGGGTGGCGTTCCAGGCTCTCGTCGGCTCGGGTTCAAATCTTTTCCTGCGAAACCCTTTCGGCGATCTCTGGAATGTCTGGATCGGCAACCCCAGCTACGACCGGGTGGCCACCGGCAGCACCGAGACGATGAACGTCAGCTTTGACTACACCGAGGTGGGTTGATGCCCGCCCTGTCTTTTCCGCCTTCGTACATTGAGGACGCTGTCAGTGGTGCTGTCACCAAGTACAGCCGCCGCATCGACGTCTACGAATCCGACAACACCACTCTGTGGGCGACCGATGTGCCGCTCATCTCGGGGTCGGTTTCTGTTGACCAGACCCGAGCGGAACGACGAACCGCCGACTTGACGCTGCTCAGCATCAACGGCTCACTCAAGCCGAATCGCAACGGTGGGTTCTGGTACGACAAGATCATCAAGGTCGTCATGGGTGTCGATTCGCCCAGTGGCAACTGGGAGCGGAACCTCGGCTGCTTTCTCATGGACAGGATTGGCACCGAGAATTCTCGAGGCGAAACCAAGGTGACGTGCAGGGACTTCTCCAAGCGAATGAAGTTCGGACTTCCTTACGCGACGGCGTGGGCAGAAAACACTCCCATCGAGAACGTGATTAAAGCGCTGGCCCAGGGGGCCGGCTTGCCGACGGTCCCAAGCCTTCCGTTGACTGGGATCAACACCCAGGAAGAGTTCTTCTTCGATCAAGGTGCCGATCGCTGGAGTTCTGCCTACGAGGTGGCGACTGCGTACGGATACGACCTCTGGTTCGATGCCGATGGCGCTCTCAAGTTGACCGTGTTCGAAGACCCGGCGACAACGCAGCCGCAGTTCGCTTTCCAGGCTGGCGCCTCATCGAACATCGTTTCGATCGGCAGGTCAGTGAACGATTCTCTGATCAGAAACCACATCGTCGTCCACGGGACCGCCCCAGACGAAACCCCGGTATGGGGCGAAGCCATGAATCTGGTTGCCAACTCTCCGACGAACGTCTCCAAGCTGGGGCTTCGAACTGAGGTTTACACCTCAAACTGGGTCACGAACGCCACTCAGGCTCAACAGGTCGCAGAAAATCAACTGGCTTACAAATCCCTCGAGGCATGGGAATCTTCGGTCGGCACCGTCATCGTTCCCTGGCTTGAAGCCGGAATCATCGTCAACTTCGAAGACCCGGAAGCAATCCCAGGAGACCCGGACCGATACCTCCTGAGCAAATTCGAAATTCCGCTTGACCTCTCTGCCGCTAGCGCAGAGTTGCGCCGAGTCACTAATGTGATCAACTTCAACCCCGAGTTTCCAGGTTCGGGCATCCACCCGAACACTTCCGTCTATCCAAACGAGGCACTGATTTAAAATGACATACGTCAAAGAAGTCTGGGTCAACGGCTCTGGCGGTGGAACCCCCATCGACGCCGGTTCGCTCAACAACATGGAAGGCGGCATTGAGACCGCTGACGTCAACGCCAGAAAGGCCCTTGTTGACGTCCTCGCGGCCCAGGCCGACGCAACTACCGCCCTCACCAACGCAGCGACCGCACAGAGCACCGCAAACGCCGCTACGACGACTGCAAACGCAGCACTCCCGGAGACCACCATCAACGCAAAGGGTGATTTGCTTGGAGGCACTGCCCCCAACACCGCCGGTCGCCTGCCGGTTGGGTCTGACGGGCGAATCCTCACTGCCGACAGCACCCAGGCCACCGGCCTCAGGTGGGGACGCAGATTCACCGCCGACGCTGCCCCTCCGTTGTCCCCCGCAGTCGGGGACATCTGGATCGACATTACTTAACCAAAGGAAAAAATCATGACCGCATCGAACTTTCTCGAAAACGCCTGGCTCAACACACTGCGGGGAACTGCCTTCTCTGTGGCTGGCACCTGGGTCAAACTCCATCTGGGCAATCCAGGCGAAGACTGCACCGGCAGTCCTGCCGCTGAGACCACCCGCAGGCCCGTCACTTTTGCGGCGGCATCCGCCGGCACGATGGCATCGAGTGCTGCCGTGACCTGGACTTCGGTTTCCACCACCGAGACGTACAGCCATTTCAGCGTTTGGAGCGCTCTCACCGGTGGCAACCCGCTGGGCTACGGCGCACTTACGTCTTCCAAGGCCATCACAGCAGGCGACGACGCGACTTTCCCGTTGGGCCTTCTTACGTGGTCTGTCAACTGAGCGACCGTGTACTACCTCGCCAGGTGGATCGCCGACGACTCTGATCCCGCAGAAACCGACATTCGACCAGCGGTGCCCGAGGGGGCCAGCTTTGCCGCAATCGACCTGCGGGGGTCCAGTGCTGCCCAAAGTGGCACAGCCACCGGGTTTGCGCTGGTCGACTCTGTGGGTGAGGTCTGGTCGGAGGTGCCGGGCAAGCTGTGGCGGATCGCCGACGAACACAAGGCCAAGTCGAGGGTTTTGCAACGTCGAATGTCGAACCTGCTCGGCTTCAACTTCGACGAGTCTGACGTAGGGCGACTGCTCTTGGAGTGGTACCTCAACGGCAATGACGCCAATGGCGGCAAGCCCAACGAGCTTCAGGTCAACAGGAAGCGCGACAGCTACAGCATCCATCTCGGCGGCAAAGTCCTGGCGGAGATCCCTGCGGTGGCCGGTGGTGCGGTCATGACCGACGACTTCAACCGTGCCAACGGTGTGATTGGTTCGAACTGGACCAAGGTCAGTAACGACTCGAATCCGGTGTTCACGATCACATCGAACCAGCTTGCAGTGCAGGGCAGGCGAGGCGTTGCGTACTACACCTACAACGACGGCACCTCGGCGTCGGACGCCCAGTATTGCGAGATCGAGGTCGCTGATCTCGGCTACAACCAGTTCGCCCCGCAGGTCCGCATGCTCAACTCGTATGCGAACGGTTCCGGCTACCAGGCGTACTGGGAGGGACACGCCGCCAACCGTGCCCGCATCCGGTACACGAACACCGCGGCGGCTCCTGGGCGAACGACGCTCACCAGCGACACGAATGCAACCGGGGTGGCCGACCTTCCGCTCATTCGCATCGAGGTCGACGGGTCGGCGCTGTCGTGGTGGCACGACGGCGCCGAGCTGACCGGCATCGCAACCACCGACACGACCTACCCCGGCGCTTCCACCCGTCGGAGTGGTGGCCTTTACCTCTTCGAGCCGGACAGTCACATCGACAACTGGGCGTTCGGTGATCTGGCCAACCCGCCAGTTGAAATTGAGGGCGAAGTCCCCACCGCCGTCTCGCTGGTTGCCCCGGAGCCAGAAGTGGTCCGGGTCTTCGAGGGCGGTGAAGCGGTGGGCACCACGACACCCGAGGGCACCCTGGTCATCGTCAAGATCCTGGCCGGTGGCGAAGACATCGCGATCACCACCGAACTTGTCGCACCAGCACCCGGCCGGGAAGTGAACCTGGCCGGCGACACCATCATGGCCACAAATTCGTTCAGTGCGGAACTGGAGGTGGAGACCGCAGCCTTGGGCGGCCCCATCGAAACCGAGGTGGAGTTGACTGGGCCGATCGCGTTGCTCAACCGAATAGGGGGCGAAATTTCTTTGACCTCTTCGTCCCTCACCGGCAAACTTGCGGCCACGGCACTTGCGAGGGCCGGCGAAGAAGCGGGCGTCGAGGTTTTCGCCACATTGACGGGCGGCCCGCTCAAGAGGACGGCCCGGCTGGTGGGCGAAGTCGACAGTGAGGCCAGGGTCACATTCGGCGAACCGACAACCCTGGCCAAGATGTGGAACGGAACGGCCTGGACCTCGGTCTGGATCAACGTGCAAGTGGTTGGCACTTTCAAGCGTGGACAACTCAGAATTTGGAACGGGACACAATGGCTGGGCTGAACGACCAAGAAGCAGCACTCAGGACACAGCAAGTCATCGAGCGGACTGTCACGCGCCTCATTGACCAGCAGCGCCCCAGCGACCGCTACGGCACCGTGGTGTCAATCACCCAGAGCAATCGCACGGCAGCGGTACAGCTCTCGGGAGAGGCCTCACCGGTCAACGTGCGCTTCGGTGCGATCCAGCCGACGGCTGTCGGGCAAGTGGTTCGCATCGGCGGGAATGCTGGCGACCGGTGGATCGTGGACGTCATCGGTCAGGCGGCCCTCACCGGGCTGGCTTTGGGCGACCTTGTCATCCCCGACGGCGTCACCTTCACCCAATTCGGCACAAGCGGCTTGGTGGACTGGGAGCAGGGCTCGACCCTCACGGCGAACAACACAATCGGCGACGGTTTCAACAGGGCAGGCGAACTCCTCAGTGCCAGCCCTGACTGGAACGCCGGTGCGAATATTTCGGTTGTCGGCAACGAACTGGCGAGGACCGCAACCGGAGTGGGCTACGCAGCCCATGTTGCCGAGGTCGACGACACGAACAACATGTACGCCCAGATCCTGGTCACTGCCGCCAGCACCGAGCTGTCCGGCGGCCGGGCCGTCAACCTGGAAATCAGCCGAGACAATTCTGTTGCCGACGGAACCGCCCCGAGGGTGATCGCTCGCTACGACCAGGACGCCGTCCGCTACGAGTTGTATTCGTGGAACGGAACCTCGACGACCCTCGAAGGATCCTTTGCCAAAGCGCCGCCGACGATTCCGTACACACTGAAGGTGGATCGCAGGGGCGACACCTACACCGTCTACGAGAACAACAATCCGGTCATAGTCACCGACATCACCGGTCGAAACGGTGCCTTCGTCGGCTTCTACTTCCAAGACGCCGACGAGATGGCAGTCGACGATTTCGCCGCCGGCTCCTACATCAACAACTTTTCCATCGGGAGTAATTACGAGGTTCAAATTGCTGACGACGCGAACTTCAGCACGAACGTTCGTTCGCACCAGACCAACAGCAGCCAGTTCATCGCCAAGAATCTGACTCCCGGATTCACTTACTACAGCCGGGTTCGAGCGATGTCGGGGACCACGGCCTCGGCGTGGTCGACTGTCGCATCTTTTCTTGCGACCTCGCTGCCTCTCACCAGCGTCTCCGACGGCATAGTCCCGGCGGATTCACCCGACGTCACCTGCACCGGTGGCCTTGGCTGGGTGCTTGCTGAATGGCCCACACAGCTCAACCCCGATCCAGTCACCTACGAGATCTACGTCTCCGACGAATCTGGTTTCACCCCAGGCCCCGGAACGAAGATTGGCGAAACGACCGGCACCTTCTACTCGGTGCGGCGATACGCCGACGATTCACCGCTTTCGTATCAGCATTTCGTGTTCGTTCGGGTCATCGCAAAAGACGCAGACGGACCCTCCCCCATCGTCGGTGCCCAAGGTTTCGCCAAGCCCCTTCAGATCGAGCTGGGAGACGTTGGTAACACCGTCGACTTCGGTGCCTTCGACGGTTCAACCCCGCAGACAGCACCCAGCAATTTCACCGTGGAATCCGGCATTGGGTTCCTCTACTGCAAGTGGGATCACGTCGCCAACAACGATGCGGTCACCTACGAGGTGCACCTGGCCGACACGGCGGTGTTCACTCCAACTTCCGCTTCGCTGGTGGGGGACACCCCGGCCAACTTCGTGTTCATCAAGAAGCTGCCCCCGAACCTGGGCGGCGGTTCCCTCACGTACGGACTGACCTACCACCTCATCCTGTGGGCGAAAGATGGCGACGGCTACGCCCCGGTCTACAGCGATTCGGTGAGCAGTAACGTGGTCAGGGCCACTCAGCTTGACTTCGCAACCCTTTCTGTCGGCACGGCTCAGATCATTGACGCCTCGATCGCCACTGCAAAGATCGCGGATCTTGCCGTCGGTACAGCCAAGATCGACGACCTCGCGATCACCACGGCGAAGATCAACACCCTGGCTGTCGGTTCAGCACAGATTGCCAACCTCGCTGTCGGCACTGCCCAGATTGCCAACCTCGCTGTCGACGTGGGCAAGATCGCCAACGCCACGATCACTGGCGCGAAAATCGCCCTCGCCACAATCGACACCGCCCAGATCACCAACGCCGCGATCGAAAACGCCCAGCTGGCGAACCTGTCTGTGTCGGAAGCCAAGATTGCGAACCTCGCCGTAACCAACGCGAAGATCGCCGACGCCTCGATAACCAACGCAAAGATTGCGAACCTGAGTGCCGACAAGATCAACGCCGGCTCGATCAACGCCAGCGTCGTCACGATCACCAACCTCAACGCCAGCAACATCAGCACCGGCAATTTGTCTGCCACCAGGATTTCCGGCGGCACCCTCGACGCCGGGACCATCACCGTCAACAACCTCAACGCCACCAGCATCACCACCGGCACGCTCAACGTCTCGAGGATTGGCAACGGCGCGATCACCAGTACCCAGTTGGGGACCAACTCTGTCACCAACACCCAGGTCGGCACCAACGCCATCCAGAATGCCAACATTGCAACCAACGCAGTCAATAACGACTCGATCGCCAACAGCGCTGTTCAGTCAGGGCAGATCGCCAACTCGGCCGTCACCAACGCGAAGATCGGCAGCGGCGCGGTCACCGAATTCAAAATAGGTGACTCGGCGATCACCAACGCGAAAATCGTCAACGGGACGATCCAGGGCGCGAAGATCGCCAACGCCACAATCACCGACGCGAACATCGCCTCGCTGAATGCCAACAAGATCACCGCAGGCACAATCAGCGCCGACCGAATCTCGGGTGGGACGATCAGCGGCAACCTCATCAACGGCGGCACGATCACAGGCACCGTCCTCAGGACGGCCGCCTCTGGCCAACGGGTCGAGATCGGCGGGACTTGGCCCCACGACGTGATCTTCTACGGGGCCACCGGCGGCGCAGTGAGGCTCTACGGTGCCGCCGGGACGATCACGGCCACAAACAGCATCTTCCTTCTGGCCGGACACGTCTCCTGCCCTGGCCAATTCCGGGCTGGACCCGGTTCGGCGGGTGCGCCCTCTTTCTCGTTCAACGCCGATCAAAACACCGGCATGTACTGGTTTGGCGGCGACACCGTCGGGATCAGTGCGGCCGGCGTACAGTGCATGGCCGTCAACACCAACGGCATCACGAACTACCGAATAGGCATCGCCGCCAACGGCAGCACGGGCACTGGGTCTGCCAACTTCATTGGCCTCAAGTGGTCAAGCCCAAGCGTCTACGCCCGCATCGACAACTCCGTGACCGTCCAACTCGCAAGCGTTTCCGACCGCAGGTTCAAAAGCGAGATCGCCCCCCTGTCGGATGCCACGGCAAGGATCAACGCCCTCAGCGCGATCGAGTACAAAGCGTTGCCGTTGACGCCAGGCGGAGATGTTCAGGCCAAGCGTCGACCAGGGATGATCGCCGATGAGGTAGAGTTGGTTGAACCTTGGGCAGTGACCGATCTGGAAGAGAACGGTTTCCAATCAGTCGACTACGCTGGAATGGTGAGTCTCTTGGTGGCCACCTGCCAAGAACAAGACGTGCGGATCAACGCCCTGGTGGAGACCGTGACCGGACTGTCCAGCGAAGTTGCCGACCTCCTTGACCTGGCAGTCTTCCCCGAATAGAGAATGAGAAACAGTGACTGATTGGAAAATGCCCGAAATCACGATGCAGGAAGCCGTGGACCAGCTCTCGGCTGAAGGCAAGAAAGAGTGGGAGATGGCGGCCCAGAGGGCGATGACTTTGAAACTCCAGGCCGAATGCCAAAGCCTCCACGGCCAAGTCCAGATCATGACCGAATCGGGAGGGCCTGATGAAGTTCCAGAGCCGGGCTGATTGGGGAGCAGCACTGCCGACCAGAACGCACAACATCAAGCCGAACCGGCTGTTGTTCCTGCACCACACAGTCGGGAGTAAGGCAGTAGGCGGAAGGATCGTTCGCAACATCCAGCGTGACCACCAGATTGATCGAAATTGGTCTGACATTGCGTACAACTGGCTCGTCGATGAGGCTGGCACGATCTACCAGGGCCGTGGCTGGTTCGTAGCTGGCGGTGCGACCAAGGGCTGGAACACCTGGTCACATTCGATCGCCTACATGGGCAACTCGATGACCACCAGACCCTCCGATGCTGCGCTGAAATCAATCAACGTCGTGATCGCTGAGGCGACACGTCTGCAAGGCACGCAAACTGTGCGCTCGCACAACGATGTGGTGGCGACTCTGTGCGCTGGCACCCACCTCGACGCTTGGCTGGAAGCTGGGCGCCCGACTACGACCACAACCAAGGAGACCTCTGATATGGCTGCATGGCAAGACGAACCAGCGTTTGACCTGGCGATCCAGGCCGCATACGAAACGGCCGGCCCCAACCGACGCACCCCAAGCGGTGAAGAGCGGGCGTACTGGCTGCAACGTTTCAACGATGCTGACGATCCCGCATGGCTGATCGCTGCGTGCAAGAACGGGCTTCGATCAGAGCCACCGAGGTAGGTCAAGCCACCAAATCGGCGATCTACCGTCGCGGGTGTGCCAGGCTCTCAAGCGTGTTGAAGGCATCGTCATGCAACTAGTTGTGAAGCCCGGAGGACGACTCAGTGCCGGGCTTCGGTTCTGGCTCTACTGGCTCGCGCTCACTTCTGCCGTTGACGGCTTTGGCCTGTACTTCGACCGAAAACTACTCGCCCGCCCCCGGTGGGAATGGGTCCACGCGATTCACCCCTCCGAAGCTCTTTGGGCGGGGCTGTTTTTCGCGGTCGCCTTTTTCGCGGTGGCCGCTGCCGTGACGCACAGACGGACATTCGCGCTCATTGCTTTGGGTGCCTCAATCCCACTCAATGTGATCTTCGCCATAGCGATACTCGACTCAACCTTCGACGAAGGTGGCGCTCCCGGTCTCATCTTCAGCAAATGGCTCACCCAGGCTGTGGTTTCAGCCTTCATGCTGACAAGGCCGATGACGCTTTGTGTCGTTGTTGCCAAGGACTGACATACTGTGAATGACTTGGACTGGACGACGATAGTTCTCGGCGCACTCACCCTGTTGGGTGTGATCGGTGGCCCGTACCTGGCCTTCCGTCAGAACAAGGTTGAATCCGCGTCGAGGACCGAAATCTCGATGGGCGAAGGCAACGCCCGACTGATCACCCAGTTGCAGGCGCAGGTCAACGACCTGGATGATGACCTGCGCCTTGCACGGGGTGATCAGCGGGAACTGCACCGCGAGTTCCTGGACCTCCAGACGACGGTTGCCGAATGGGAAGTCGGCGTCCGCATCCTGACCCGGCAAGTCCTTCGTCTCGGTGAAGTCCCCGACTGGGAACCACCGGAACGAACCTAGCTAGGGCTGCTTGCCCGATGCGCGAGCAGCCGAGTCGACCTGATCGACACGTCGCCTGGCGACGCCGTAGGCAAGTTCGTAATCGGCGTCTTCCCGCCGTTCGTCAAGGTAGCGTTCGGCTTGAGTGCGTGGATCTCCTTCCCCGGACTTCATGAGATTGAGCCGTCGGCGACTTCGCAGGACGCGATCTCGAAGCCGTCAGCGATCGTGTTGAACGTCGACGACTCGACCGCTTTCTGTCCGGCTCCAACGTTCTCGAGGAAGAACGACGCCGACCCGATCACGGTGTCGTCGTCGGACAAGAAGTTGATTTCGATGCTGATGAACCCCTTCTCCTCTTCGAGCGGGTTGACGAACTCGACACTGACCGCACCGAAGCCGTCTTCGAGACCGCAGTTCGTGATCGTCGTCGCGTCAACGACGATCTGCTCGTCGCGTTCGGAAGCCGCTTCGGATTCTTCGATGGCGCCGTCAATGCCCTCCGAGAGGAGGGCCGTGCAGCCGACGACTCCCAAGATCAGGAACCCGATCGTTCCGCCGATGTAGAGCAATGCTTTCTTCATGATGTTTCTCCTTGTTGGGGGGCTTCGATTGGTCGATGCGTCACTGCTCCGTCTCGGTTTCCCAGTTCCACGACGAGTCGGCGACGCCACGGAAGTTGGCGTCCTGTTCGCATGGTGCTGCGGTCACACAGACAACGTTCCCGGTGACTGACGAGACGATCCAGCCGAGGCTGAACCCTTGCTCGTCGAAGTGGACGACGTCGGGTGTGTTGACCCTGGGTGCATCGACCCATGCGATGTGTTCGGCAACCTTTTCGGGTGCGACCCATGCGGGTGCGACGGTTGGTGCCGGTGGGCCTGCGAGGGCGGCGGCAACTGCCATAGCAATAGCTGCGGCGAAGGTGATTGGATCTAACATGGTCTTATTCTCTCTGGCTGCTGGTTGTTGTTGACGTTACCTGCTGTTCACCACTTTGGCTCTCGATACCGAAGAGTGCTGCGCCCGTTCCGGTACGACACCGCTTTTTTCAGCTTGGAGCTGTCCGCACCGACCTCTTCGTATCGCTTGATGATCACATCAAGTTCGGTTGCGGCGATCTTGATGTAGTCCTCGGCTTCGTCCTTGCCGATCACATCCAAGACGGCCTCGATGTCGACCACCCTGGTGCGCCGGCCCGGCGCCATGAACACTGTCACGCCGTCGACATCGAGTTCGACCTCGTCGGAACTCTTCAGTTCGCTCTTCACGGCTTCGTCAATGTCGGCCAGAGACGCTTCCACAGCCTTCTGGAGATGGCCCAGTTCGACCCGCCTGCGAACGAGCGTGTTGACGTCCTCGCCGATGGTTCCGTCGACCACCTCGTAGCGGGCAACCGTCTTGCACTTTGACTTGCGGATGCAGAACCGGCACATCGAATTCAGAGTTTCCTTCGTGCCGTCCGATTCGATGATCCGTTCAGCAAGCCGCACCAGATAGTTGTAGTGCTCCTGGCATTCCGAAGAGCGGAAGGAGACACCGACCGGTTCGTTGCGGAGATAGTCAAACGTCACCCAGTACAAATTCTGGTTGGGGTACAGCTTCCAGACGGCCGTTGCGTACGAACGGGCTTGAATGTCGTGACGCAGGTCCGACCCCGACTGCTGCCAGCGGCCGGACTTGTAGTCGACGACTTCGATCTCGCCGTCTTCGTGCTGGTCGAGGCGGTCGATGATGTAGACGAACGGGATCGGAGCGTACTTGGTTTCGAGAATCATTTCGGATCGCTGTTCAAAGCTGATTACGGTTTTCGCGATCCAGTTGGCGTAGTCGTCGAGCTGTCGAGCGAACCAGCCCTTCAGCATTTCTGCGCCCTCTTCATAGAGTTCAGGCCCAGACATCTGCTCCCAGTACGCCTCTTTGTAGGCGTCCAGGAGTTGCGTCCAGCCGGACTTGAACGAGCCTGAATCCACGTTCGAGAGAAACTGTTCCAGGGCGACGTGCAGGGCTGAGCCAAGACCAGCGGCTTCGCCCCCGACGTCGATTCCTCCGCCTTCGTATTTGGCGTGCCACTGGGCTTCGCAGCTCTCGAACAGTTTCGCCGACGACGCCGACAGATGGTGCAGTTTCATGATTTGTCTCCCAGGTAGGTGATTGCTGCTGCGGCCTGTTGGGGAACTACCCCATTGCCAAGAATCTTCAATTGCTGCTTGCGAGATACGTCGGGCGCATTTGTGACCCACCCCAAGGGGAGGCCCATCATCCACTCGACGAAGACGGGACTCAGTCGGTTTCGGGTGTCGGTGGGA